GTAGCAGTTGCAGTTGCACCAGTTCCATCGCCAGTGATAGTTACTGTTGCAGAACCGTATCCATATCCACCAGAAATAACTGGAATAGCCATAATACGTCCATCTGGTGTTAACAACTCAATGTTTGCTTGAAGTGTATTAACATCACCTGGACTTAAATCTGCTGAAATTTGAGCATCAGCACCATCACCTTGGACTGTTAAATTGGCATTCGAGTAGCCTTGTCCTGGATCGTCAATTTGCACACCAACTAATGCACCACCATCAAAGATAGGAATTAGTTTTGCTTCTGATTTTGATCCACTAAAATAAACACTTGCGTCAGCACCAAGATCTCCACCATGAATATTTACAGCAGGATATGATGAATAACCAGAACCATATTTAATAGTAGCTAATGCGGTAGCTGGGACTCCAACATATTGTAAAGATGCAGTACCATTAGATTGAGTTCCAGTTGAGTGAACTGGAGCAGAAGAAGAAGTTGTACCTGCAACAGTTACCGTATATAAACGATTTGAGTAGTAAATCTGTTCACCAATAGTTACTGCTGTGTTTGCTGTCCAAATAGTACCAAAGGTAACTGTTGGATCAGAAGTATAACCATGTCCTGGATCATTGATAATAACACGAATCACAGAACCATTTGCTAGCACTGCTGATGCAGTAGCATCAGATCCTGCACCGCCAGAGAAATTAACTGTAGGAACAGAAGTATATCCACTTCCACCTCCAACCATCTCTATTTCTTTCAACATTCCATAGAATGTGATAGTATCAATAGATCCACCATCAAGAGTTACTGTACCTGTTGGAATAGTTCCAAGATACTTTAATGCAGCGTAACCATTGGAAACTGTTCCAAAACGATGAACTGGAGCATCAGTTGATGTTACTCCAGAAATTGCTACTTTATAAACATTATTTCCAGATTGAATATTTTGGCCAACAAGAACTAAAGAACTTGCTTGCCATTGTGAAGCACCAGTAACTGGAGGGTCTACTGTGACAGTAACAGGAGTTGTATAACCAGATCCAGCATTTGAAATACTATAGTTAGTCAAATAAATTGGATCTGTTGAATTATATCCGTCACCCTGTACTAATATTGAGCCAGATGTATAACCATGTCCAGCTTTATCAATACGAATTGTTTGCAGTGCACCATTAGAATAAAATTGGTTTCTTAATGCAGTAACAACTGGAATATACTGGTCTGTTAAAAATTTATTGCGCAAAGCGATTGGAATGTTATATAAAAACTTCCACATATAACCATCAGATAAAAACACTGGATCAACAGTAGTTCCAGTAGGTTTAACTGTAGAAACTCCATTTAGATTATTATCTAAACATTTATAAACATTAAACTCATCAGTAACAACATAGAAAACGCAACTTTCTAGTTTTTGTTTTCCAGATGGAGAAATTGTAACTACTGCTTCAGCCATGGCACCAGCACCGCTAGATCCAGCAATAATAACTGATGGAACAGAAGTATATCCAACACCTCTATGAGTTAATTGAATATCAATAACTTGTCCATCAAGAACAGTACATGTTGCTGTTGCACCTGAACCACTACCATCATTAACTGTAACATGTGCTAAAGTAGCAGTTCCATTTAGAGCAGAACCACTAGTATGAGTTGGTGGATTAACTGAATCTGTTAAACCTGTATTAGTTACAATGTAATATCTTCCATCATATCCAATTAATGTTCCAGAAGTATAATTAGTGCTTGTAGTCCACGTAACTGAACCAGTAGAACCAATATAAATGTTTGGTGCTGTGGCATAACTTAAACCACCACCAATTAAATTTAAACCTTGAACTTCTGTAGAATATTGATCGTCATACTGATCATATACTTGTCCAGGAGCCCAATCATATCTTGGAATAACATATGATACGTCTGTTGGTTTAATTTCCTTCAGAGTAATCATTTCACTACGAGTTTGTAACTCATAAGCATAACTATCTGTTGGATATGGAGGTGTTAGTTCATCTTCCCACGAAAGAGTTCTACCCAAGAAATAATAATATCTTGAGTAACGAGACATTATCTCATTGTAAATACCATCTGCAACAGATTTGTTGAGAATGGTCTTAAGTAAAGAAGATGTTGGCATTTTGAATTAGCTTACAGTAACAGTCCAAGTAATAGAGATAGAATCTCCAGATGCTTTATTTACAACTGGGAAAGTTGTACGACAAAGCATAGTGCCACCAGAAGCACCAGCTGAAGATGGATTAAAAATACCAGCTTCAGTAATGGCACCAGTACCTGTACCAGCTGCAAAAGTAGCAGTAGCAGTAATAGTATTATTTGTTGCGCTGAAAGAAGTAGTCGCAACACGACCAGCCTCAGTACCTAGAGTAGTATCGCCAGCAGCTGGAGTACCAGTACCTGTACCGATAGCCATAGTGTTCATAACATATTGACCAACTCCAGATGCGCCAGCCATACGTGCAGCGATATAGTTCTTACCTGCAGTAACAACTAAGTTTGGAACAGTTTGAGCAGACTTCAAGTTACCTTCTCTATCAAATACGCTGATAGTAAGTTTACCACTCATTTTTAAATTTTCTTGTAAATTCATAGAATTCTCCTGTTATTAATTCGTAAAGGCGGATTCGCCCGTTGTATAATCTCCACTATCATTTAGGAAGTAGGAATTTGAAGCTGGATATGGTTCATTATATGGATTTAACCAATATGCACCACTGCTAGTAACTGTAACACTTTCGTTATCTAGATTTCCATCATAATCTAGTGTTGTTGCACTAATAGATTTATTTAGGACAACATATGGCATAGTTCGGCTAGAACCAGTGCCAGTTGTATCACTTAATGATACATTATTTGTATCAGAGTTACCATCATTTAATAGATGAGTTCCAACTGCTTTAGAAAGATCTTTTGCGCTAGTATCTGCAGTTGGAGAAATTGTATCGCTATCCAATGTTGCATTATCATACAGATAATGAGGATACAATAATGAATTTAAAGTTTTAGAAACTGTATAAGCACTAATACCTTTACGATAAGTAACCCCATCTGCGTTTAAATAACTAGCCTCAGTCGGAGAAACTGTATTATCATCTAAAGTTGTACCATCATTTAAATAACTGCTATTTACAGATTTACCAAAGTTTTTAGCACTAATAGAATCACTTGGAGTTACATGAGTATTTTCAGTATTTGAATCATAGTCAGTTTGAGAACCAAGTGGTTTTGATAAAGAACTAACGTATACTTCAGAAGTACTAATAGAATCAGTAAGTCCTTTGCCAAAATCTTTTGCAGAAATTTCCGCATTAGTTAAGAAATTATCTTGGAATGTAAGAGCCAAGTATTTCAACATTGATTCTAGTTCAGTTCCTAGATCAAACTCGTTTCTTAAATCATACTCACCAAACAATGCCATACCTGTTGGGTGTAACAATGTTTTAACTATAGATTTATAGTTTTCTAGACGTTCATCAACTTTAAGAACGTAAGAGAATGCCTGATAATATTTACTGTCTTGGATAAAGATAGCATCATCTAAAAATCCATCATTACTTGTATAATATCCAGGATATTTTGTTAATGGTCCAAGAGTAATGCGAACAACCGCTGGTTCATCTGCGTCTAAAACTGTATATTTGTTATCAACATAAAATTCACGAACAATATCACCAACATATGTTCCGTCAAATGCAGCACCTGCACCTTCAGCAGTTACCTCTTCAGAAGTTTGTGCATTATAATCTGATTTGTTGACGTATCCTTGTTCAAAGAAACCATTAGTTGTTTCACCAAATGCTACTTGATAATTTGGAGATACTCCACCAATAGTTAAAGAACTAGATCCTGCAGTAGTCGCAGATGTTCCACCAATAGGAAGTAATGTTGCAGTAAAGTCTGTGGTATAACCAATACCAAACTTTACAAATTGTAAAGATAGAATAGATCCGTTTGCATCTACACTAGAAATTTTAATAGTTGATCCTACACCTGCTCCGTTTTTAACTTCATACAACTCACCAGCTTTAAAGTGTTTACCAGCACGTTGAATTTGAATCGTTGCAGTTGTTGGTAGAATAGTTGCATCAAATACGTTTGAATAACGCATTCTATCGCCAATGGAAATTTTACCAAAGAATCTACGATCAATATAAAACTCGTAAATATCTGGAGCAACTTGGCGAACACGATCAACTTCAATTTCTACGTTTTGTGTTTTATCAACCTGAACACGAATAACACGTGTTGGAGTTACGACGTCAATAATACGTCCAACAACCATGTCAGGGTTACCAGCATTTACTTTAGCAAATACTGATACGTCTTGATTCCATCTACCATCAGATGCACGTAGCATTTGACGTGATGGATACTCTAGAGTTACTTGTTTACCAAATAATAATGCAATAAGGATTTGGTAAGATACTTCTGTACCTTTAGTCAAATAATAATCTTTAGCGTGCTTTACTAAAAATCTATCATCGATTAAAGTCTGTGGGATATCTTTAGTAAATTCACTTTTAAAATACTTAACAAACTCATCTAATGTTTTATCAACATCTCTAACTTCTAAAAGATTAATATCATAATTATCTCGTATAAAAGTATAGTATGCTTCTAAAAATGCAGTGAAAGTCTGATAATCCTCCCTGACGAACTCAGGGAGTTGACTCTTAACTACAGAAGATAAATTTGGTTTTTTGATAGTCATTATGAACGACTTGAAGTGAACTGATAATTTTTACCTGCACGTAGATCTCCATTAACAGTTTGGTCAGCAATCGCATTAACCATAATATTTGCTGTATCAATCTGAGCAATTTGAGTATATGCAGAAACCACGTCATTTGATTGTGGTTTAATGATAATTTCAAAATCTACATCTGCAAGAGATGTAATATTTAGATTCTTAATATTGATGATACCATTGGCATAGTCAATTTTACCAATTTTAGGATTAACAACAACGTGAGTGCTTGCAGCACCTACACCAACAGCAGTATTATCTCCTGCAGATGGATAGTATAAAACTACATTACCTTGACCATCATCTTCTAGATAATGAACTTTATCGCTACCATAAATGTAGAAACCTGTTGATGCTAGCGCACCTTCTGGTTCACCAGAAGTATAAATTGGATTGACCAAATTAATCTGATACTCAGCAGATACGTTATAACGTGGAGCAACCATACGACGTAAAGATACTGTTGTAATGTTATTAATGATTGCTTGATCAGACAAATCAATTAAACGACTTAATTTAGAAAAACGGAAAACACCTTCAAATTTCTGAAGATCTGTTTCGTTATATTGAAGAATAGTATTTAATACTTCTGTTTCAATTTGAGATGCAGTTTTAGTTGTTTCACGTTCGTTATAGTAAACAGTGACATTAAGTTCAATGTTAATATAATCTGGATCTACGATTTCTGGAGTGATAGAAACAACATTCTTTGCGGAAAGAAGCGTAGAAGTAATTGTTGATTTTTGTTGTACTGTTAATTTAGCAGCAAGTTTTGGTTTTACGCAAATATAAACTTTACCATAAATTGGTGGATTATTGTCTTCTCCACCCCAAACAGCAACCGATGCAGCGTCTGGGAAATTACCAAGAATTAGTGCTTTGTAGTCTGCTGGAGTAACTGCACGATTTTGAGCAGCATATAAACGTGGAGCATTGAAACGAATAGAATCAATTTCTTCTGGTAGTGTTCCACCAGCTGCAATGTTTACAGTAGTAACAGTTAGCGTTGAACCGATTAGTGGATCGCCATTGTATGAGAATGTTCTTGCACCATTTGGAGCATCAGCATTACATACAAAGTAATCTAAATGTACGATATTACCGTTAGTGAGTGGGAATGAGATTAGTCCGTCACCAAAGTTTAACTCAAATAATCCGTTATCAATTTCTTTGATAAAATAAACCTTTTTAGTAGCATCCAGAGTAGTAATATCGGTCGCTGGATAAAATGTACTAAAAGTATCTGATGTAGCAGAATCCTGAACACGAACAGTTAAAGTACTAACGTCTGCATTAGCGTTTGGAATAATGTATTGTTGACCATCTGCCACTTCATATTTGTATGAAAGTGGAGTACCTTCAATAAGTTCTAGATTATTAAATGTATAAGAAACACCATCATTAACAACAATACTAACTTCATTTCTATTATAGAAGTTAAAATTCTTTCCATTAATCACAGTAGTGAATGGAGAATATTGCGGTAGTGTTACTAGGTTTGGAGTGGATGTTGGATTCTTAATTGTGGCTGAAACAGTGGCTCTTGCTGCACGTGCAGAGTTCGGTGTATAACCAAGTGCTTTGGCGATAGAAACAACAGAAGCACGTTTAGATGCTGAATCAAGGAACATCTCATTTACAGCTAGGTTAGTGTAAAGAGCATTGTAGTGAGTATTGTATGCAAGAACGTCTAAAAGGATCGACATACTCGAACCTTCAAAATCATAGTCTGAAAACTGACTTTGTCCCTTTAAAAAGTTCTTAAGATTGGACTTGATCTGGTCAAAGTCCAACTCACTAACTTGAATTCTTTTGCTTGAGTTTGCCATCTTTTATCTCGTTCTTGTAAGAATAACATTAACAGCCTGAATAACCGACGTATTAACGATTGTAAATTCTATAGTTACGTAAATTGAATTATTATCTGGACTCATGTCCGCTCTGACATCCACTAGATTAACACGTGGTTCAAAGTTGTCAATAGTCTGGTGTACTGCTTTTTGAATCAATACTGGAAGAAGCGGAGTCGCTGGTTCGAACAGTAAAGACTTAATAGGTGACCCAATTTCTGGGTGAAATGGTTTTTCGTAGTTGGATGTTAAAACCAAGTTACGAATTGATGCTTTAATAGCCTGAACATCGTACACCACAGTAACATCTTTAGTTACTGGATGCGCCATAAAATTCAGGTCTAAGTCGGTGAATGTTCTAGAATTTTTCGCCATACTATTATTTAGCCACCTGCAAATGCATTTGGCGATCCTTGTGTTATTACATTGTCTCCAAGCGAGTCGCCTATTCGAGCCACACCTTTACCACCTATTTTAACTGTGCTTGAAAATGAACTGACAGTCTGTTGGTCTATCTGAGTGCATCCTGGAAGTGGATGTGGAGCCACCATATTTCCTTGTACTGCAACTAGGATTCCATTACAATACACATTGTTACTGTTGGCTTCTAAAATAGAAGTCTCCATAGGGAACTGACATTTATATCCTGTTCCATTAGGGGATAAAACTGAGTCGCCCATTCTTGCTATTGATGGCATTATCTTAATCCCTGAGTTTTTAATCTAGCGATATTGGCTTTAGCAACAGCTACACTCCAATAAAACCACTGCTTCATATCAATAGATTCAGTTGTTGGTCCACCACCTAAAATAGGATCTGCTGGAATCGTGACTGAAAATGGATAGGTTTTCATAGTAGTTGTTGGAGATGGCATCTGATACTTAACTAAAGATAAAAATGGCTCTGTTGTGTTAGCGTCTAAAATTGCCTGAGATAAATCTGGTTTAACAAATTTGTAATACTGATTGGCGAACACATTAATTCCTGGACCAGCTAATCTAACGGTATAAACATTCGGTTTAGAGTAAGTTATTCCGTACTGACTCCAGTTAAATGTGCTCGTTACATTAGTTGCATTTGCATAGGTATAAACTGGATTTAGTGGGTCTGTATCATCCTCGTACTGTCCCTCAAATTTTAAATCAATCGAAAAACTATCCACAAACTCATAGGCTGAATTTACATAAGTTTGGTCTGTGGCTTGTTCTTGAGTTGCAGAAAAGCCAGAGACATTTAATTTTGTAATTCTTAAAGCCATTACGTTAAGATGAATCCACCATTAGGGAATGTTCCACCATAAGTCTTATGACTATTCATAGTGAAGTAATTACCCTTGTTTCCGCTATACTTGAATGCACAGTGAATCCAAGTCTTGTTACCATCGTATTCAAGAATAATTTGATTCCAAGTTGGAAGTATTTTAACCAATTCTTGAGCAATCTTATACATTTCTGCTTTGCCAGCTTTGAACGCTAAGTCTGCTGCACAACCACGTGGATGATCACCACCTTCTTTTCTTGGTTGTCCAGAAGAATCTAATCCTAGATCTCCAGGTTGATTTCCAACTGGTGGACGACGGAAAGCAGAAGTAATAACAAATGCATCTTTACCGTATTTCTCAGCGATAGGATCCAATAGATTTTCAGCAAGTCCTTTTAGATTACAAATAATTTCTTGTGGTGTGACTGTAGCACCATCAATAACATAGTTTGTTCTAGGAATGCGTTGTCCACCTGCAGTTAGATCTCCAAGAGTAAAGTATTTGGATAACTTCATACCAGCAGTAAATGCCATGACTTCAGTTTTGTAAATAACATCACAACTTGCTCCAACTGGAACAGTGGATGGTTTAGCACTTGGGGTTGCTCGTTCTTGTTCAAATTTACTTGCTGAAACTTCTGACGCAGAAGTTTGATTATTGCTAACTCGAGCAGAAGAATAAGATGCATAGTCACCAGTGCTTGGTGCATCGTATCCAACTTCAGAGCCACGAGTTGGTACAGCCAATGGTGGTAAGAATGCAGTTCCAGAACCACCACGTGTTTCAACTGGCAATTCAATAACAATCGATTCTGCTTCTTCTGCACCTTTAGCGTCTTCTGCTGCTTCTGCAGAATTAGAAGTACCGTTTTGCATATCAAACTCTGCTCCATCAAGAGCAACAGTTCCACCTGCTTTAAGACTTAATTGTGCACCAGAGTCAACATTAATATCTTGACCAGACTTAATATTTGTACCAGCATCTGATTCAATATTTGTTAAACCTGCTGCTTTAAAGTTAATATCAGATTCTGATTGTGAATTAATAACACCTGCTGCTTTATGATGAATATTACCTTCAGCCTCAGTAAACATGGTTCCTTCAGTATACATGTGAATATCAGATCCAGCCTGAACATGTAAACCAGTTTTTGCTTTAATATTAAATTGTCCTGTAGATTCTAAATTAATCTTACTTGCTTTTGCTGATAATGAACCACCAACAGCCAACTCAGTATCACCAGATACATTAATGTGAGCATTGCTATAAATGTTAATATTTGCAGCACCAGAAACTTCTAAGTTAAATACGTTGTCTGTGCGAAGATTCATTGCACCATCAACTGTTACACTGTATGCACCTTTGACGTAAATAAATCCATTACGTTCAATAATCTCAAAGTTATCACCAACAATACGATTAACTGTAGTTCCATTTACGTCAGTTTCTGTAAATGTACCAGACTTATGGTAAACATGGATACGTTCATTTCCTGGAGTATCGTCAAACTCTTCAACGTGTCCAGATTCAGTTTGCTTAACGTGATTGTATGGATACTTTGCATTATATGGAACAGGAGATTGATCCCATGTTCCACCATTGGCAATTTTAATTCCTGTTTTTAATGCAGCTTCTTTTTCTAGAACGATTGTTCTACCGATATTATTTCCTGAAGCAAGACGATTGGTATCTTGTTCGTTTTTATACTTTGGATAAGTTCCATTTGGATCTTGGAATCCTTTTGTAGGATCCACAGTAGTACCATTACTAATACTTCCATCTGGATTCTTTTGTCCCATTGGAAGTGCTTCTGGTTTTGTTGGCTCATTTTGTAATTTGGCCAACATCGCTTTAGCCTGACCAGCAGGAGATCCAGCAATCTTTGTCAACTCAGCAACTAATGCTTCTTGAGATGGAACAGCAATACCCAACTCAGAAATTAATCCAGAAACAGATCCTGTTGGATTATTAATTCCAAGATTACTTGTAATTTCATTTATTGTACCACCAAACGATGATAGAATACTTGATTGAGCACCCTTTACTGTGCTAAGAATATCTCCAATAGCACCATCAAGATTTAATGAAGATGTTAATTCTTTAAATTGATTTTGTAATGAACTTACAGCAGAAAGAATATCTGATGGAATGCCAAGACCTCCTAGTCCTGTTGCTGCATTAAGAGCATCAAGTCCTGGAACTGCGACTGGAAGATCTGGAACTGGATTTGGAGCACCACTAGATGCAGCAGTAACAGATGGTGTTGGACCAGTTTTAGTTGATGTGTCAAGTGGAACATTTTTGGCAACACCAGAGTAATCAGTACCTTTATCAACTTTATCATTACCACCAAGTGCTGCAGTCGGAGGTGGAGCAGTTTTACTATTACGGAATTCCCATTCTTTGACTAAAGTTGATTTAATTGATTCCCATTTTGTACCAACTTTATTACCTGATTTGTAATATGTTCCTGTTGGACCACCATATGGATAACCAAGATAGTATGGATCTTCAATTGAAGCAAATTCAGCTGCAAGAGATTTACCAGCTTCTTTTAATAATGTCTCAGAGTTTTTATCTGGATTACGATAGTAAGCCATCAACTTTGGACGTTTCTTACCTACCAAGAATTCCTGACAGATAATATCTTGAATCTGTGGAGTGAATTTTTGATCAGTGTTAATATTCAGTGCTTGACATGCAGCTGAAAGAGTTACTGGAATACACTGATACTTACCAACAGCAAATAGTTTATCTGGAGATGTCGGTGGAAGGCATTGCTTTGCCATAATATCTTTGATGGTCATATCGGTAAGATTCATCTCACCACCACCAACTATTTTACCACCAGCTGTTCCACGATTGAATGCGTTGTAGCCTTTGGTACCAGACTCTGCTTTGGCAATAAGATTAGCCAATGGACCAACAATTGCGTCTTTACCTGTTACTAACTTTCCATCATCTGGTGGTTTTGCTGGAGCAGTGCTACCAGAAGATGTTCCGAATGGAGTCTCAGATGTTCCATCAGTTGTTGATGATACTGATCCATCTGGATTTGTATTTTCAATTTTTAATTTACCTGGATCGTCTGTTGCATTTGGAATCTGTGCAACACCACCAAGAGTACCTAACATCATTGGAATTTGGCAATCTGGATCCATAAAGGTAATGAATACCCATGTTCCTTCTACTGGACCAAGTGGAGTCTGTCCAACACCCGATGTATTTGCCGATGTGATTGGAGAAATAGGAAATGCCCATGGCAAATCTGCCACAGGTAATATTGTTTTATCTTCAGTGTGTAGACCAACAATACGTACTTGGCAACGACCAAGTTTTAGTGGATCGTCTCTATTCTCAACACAACCTGTGAAAAATCCATTAGGTGTCATTATTTCTTCCCAGCTTTATCTAAATTCATTGTCAATGAGTCTTTAATCAATTCCATTCTACATTCATGCTTTTGTTTGTTAATATTGTGGTGAATAGCAGAAACAAGATATTTACCACTAATTAAATCATCCAATACTTCATTGGTGTTATCAGATTCTTTAAGTGGTTCTGATTTAAACTTTTTAATAGTAACAGTTTTACCGACTGTGTAATCTGTTCTTCCTGGAACTACAATTTCAATTTTGTATGCTTCTGCTTGTTTCAAACGAGAAATACGTTTTTGTCTAACTTGAATATTTGAAACATCATCCCAATCAGTAAATAGTCCAAGTTCAATATTGTCTGCAAACATTGCACCACGATAAGTTGCATACAAATTATTTGATGCGATTGGGTTTGCGTTTAATCGTCCACCTTTAGCCCAGTCATCAAAGATTGAGAATTTTTTATTGTAATATTTTTTAGTGGTCAAGTCCATGTATAACAAAGTAGAACCAAATGCACCTGAACGAACTTTATCCATGTAGTCATACGTAGTATCAATATTCATATCAACAATACGTTTAAAATCTAAATCTAAATTACGACTTGAGCCACCCATAGGGTTCACTTGTTGATTTGAATTATTAACTGAAAACTCTTGGACTGGTTGAGCAAGATTTAATGCATCTAGTGAAATAAAATTAAATCCAAACCTATTCTCAAAGAATGTATATGTTGGAGAGTTTGATGCAGAAGACTGCGCATAATTTAACAGATAATTTATGTTTCTAACAGGTGACCAGAAGTTTGAAACATATTTTGTTTTGTTTGCAGTTTCTTCAATAGTAACTGTTTTGTCAGTAGATAAAAGATTTTCTTCTTTTAATATTTTACTAACGATGTCTGATATCTTACCATCATATCCTTTGGAAGTTTTAGTATTTAAATCAGCAATGGCTTCAATTGAAATAAAATGTAATTGATACATTACATTCTTTTCTGCCATTTCAGTTCGATCTGACATTTTGTAGATGTAAAATCTACCTTGTATAATTCCACCTTGTCCTGTTTTATCTAAAGTCGGAGTAAATATTTTTACATCAAGAACTTCTTCACCAACAAAAGGAAAGTTTGCTGCAAAGTCTAATGACTCCATAAAACTCAAAGACCCAGCAATAAATGGAGAAAACATATCTTCAAAGATATGAATACCTGCGACTTGGTGAGCAATATTGAACTTATTACCTGAAACTAATGAGGTAATAGTTAAATCTGCTACATTTACATCACCAGCAAATTTTATTTGTTCAGGTGAGGTGTTTGTTGATGTTGACTCAGCCATAATTTAATTAAACTAACTTTTTAAACTCATTAATCATCTGTTCTAAAATTTGTTTTGAAATAATTTTAATTGATCGTTTAGACTCATTAATTCTATCTTCAACTGTAAAGTTAGAGATTGGAGTTGCTCCAGCCTCAGAACTATTAACTACAAAACCTTCTGCATTCTCATAATGATGAGTCTCATAAATTCCTGGATCGCCATATTTGTCAATGCAATACTTTTCAAGAGCAATAAAAGTCATTGGCCAATCATTAAGATAATCAAATCTCTGATTAGCAAGCATCAATGCCCAATGATATTGAGAAGAACCATATAATTTAGCAGAAACTACTTCAGGTGTTTCTCCATCTACAACATCATATGTGTCATAAAGAGAAATATTCTCAAGAACTGTTTTTAAAATTCTTACATTAGTCGTAATATCACGAAGAATGAATACTTTATCTTTGCCACCGACATTAAAGTCGTAAAGCATTTCTGGAAATTGTGAAAAGTACATTAGAATTTATCCTGAATATTTTGTTTAGTAAGGATAGCCAATTCAACAAAGTTCAATGTTACGTTAATCTGTGTTGGCATACCATCATCAAATGTATTAAACATTCCATTTGGTGTATAATTAACACTCATATCTTTTAGTACGCAAGATGTATGACGATGTAAATTTAGATTTTCTTTTCCATTTTGATAATAGAAAATATCAAATTCTGAAGGATATAAAAATACAAAGTTATTGTAATCTTTATATTCTGGATGCATGTGAAATTTAAAAGTCTGAATAATCTCTCTAACTTGTTTGGCTTCATCAGAACTACGTGGTGAGAACTGGTAATCAAAAGAAAACTCACGGAAGTTTACATTTTTAAATACTTGTTCTTTCTTTGGATTTGCAGCCATACCAGATGCAGCAGAAAGTGCTCCAGCAACAACTGGAGTTTTTGATAACGCTAAGTTAGTAGCGATTGCTGCTGCAGCACCCATACCTTTCCAGTTTTCTGGAGTAGCATCATTATGTAATGCACGAGCACCGATCGCTGCAGCTTGATAAGCAAATGTTTCTTCGTCTTGCCACTGCATAGAGTAACGAATATTTAATTGATTTGGTACATGAAGAGCAATCGCTTTTGTTAGACGTTTCTGTTGTCTGGACATACTACTCGCATTCATGGCAACAATACCACCAGCCAACGCAGTAGTTCCACCAGCTTTTAATGCATCCATACCAGCTGATTTTAGCGCACCTCTAGTAACAACTCCTGTTTTAGGATCAGTTGTACTAAGTGCTTGTTGTCCACCAAACATACGAGTAACACCAGAAACTACTCCAGTTGGGACAGCAGTGGCTGTACCTGCAGCGATTGTTCCTTCTACCTTACCTATTTTTGAACCAACTAGATCACCTCTTAAACGAGCAGGAATTTCGTCAGTGATAGTAGTTCCAGGTTCTTTGGATAAAAACTTAGAATCATCTTGTACGTTAATGTAAAAAATAACGTAATTTCCGCCATAAACATTGGCATTTGAGAACAAATCGTTTGGATATGAAGTTGAGTCTACATTATACTTGTTTGAGAATGATGTAGCTGCACCTCTGTCTGGATTTGCAATAGTGTTCTTTTGTTCTGGTGTTTGGTTTTGCGTAGCCATTGTTCTTTTCTCTGTGGCGATACAGTTATTTAGCCTTGTTGCTTTGGTCTAAATAAAAGGTGTTATTTATTTCTAACTACTATTTATGTTCCATAAGAGAAAGTTTGTTCCAGTTTTTGTTGAAAAATACACTGGAGATCCCACAAACATAATTATGAGATCCAGCTGGGAAACTCGATTCGCCAATTGGTGCGATAAGAATCCAGCTGTGATTAAATGGAAATCAGAGGAAACTGTAGTTCCATATCGTTGTCCAACGGACGATCGTATTCATCGTTATTTTGTGGACTTTCATATACAGGTTCAGGGTAAAGATGGCTCTCTTAAAACATATCTGGTCGAAGTGAAACCATTTAAACAAACTCAACCACCAGAGTATCCTGGAAGACAAACCCAACGCTATCTAACCGAATCCATGACCTATATCAAAAATCAGGCTAAATGGAAGGCTGCAAAAAACTATGCAGCAGATCGTGGATGGGAATTTAAAATTATAACCGAGCATGAACTTGGTCTCAAGTGACCTAAATAATTAAATGGCAACCAACCCAAATTTATTAGACGTGTTTCAGAAGAACCAGTACAATCTGGAAGAGGCTGCATTCAAGTCAAAAGCATGGTTTAATCAACAGGTACTTCTTATGTCTAAACAAAGAGTAACTGCGAATAACATCATGAGAAATAGCGATGAGAATCGTCTAAAGGCTAGGATCATCCCTGGAAATCTATACATGTATTTTTATGATCCTAAGACCAAAGCTGATTTACCATACTATGATAGATTCCCTCTGGTTTTACCATATAAGAGTGTTCCAGGTGGTTTTCTCGGTTTAAATTTACATTATCTTCCGTATCAGATGCGAACAGTTTTAATGCATCGTCTTATGACTTTTAAGACAAATGATAAACTGGATGGTAATACAAGAATTAAATATTCATGGTCATTAATAGATGGTGTTTCCAAATACGCTGCAGCTGCACCTTGTATCAAACACTATTTGTTACCTCACGTGAAGTCTCCATTTAGAAAAGTGGAAGCAAAAGATTGGGCTACAGCGATGCTCCTCCCAGTCGAGAAATTTATCGGTGCATCTAAAGAACAAGTTTGGAAAGATTCCATTAAGAAGATATGAGCAAATTAACAGATTTTATCGGACAAATGACCAGCGGTATGGCGAGAACAAATCGTTATAGCGTTGGTATCGCTTTACCAATTGCAATTAGTCAAAATATTCACAGTGGCGATGTTGAATACATGCAGCTTTTATGTGAATCCGTGACTCTACCTTCACTTAACGTGAACACGACCCAGATTAGAACATTTGGTGAAATACGTGAAATGCCAACTGAATTTAACTACGATCCAGTTACATTAACTTTTTATGTTGATGGTAATATGATTGTTAAGAATATTTTTGATACATGGATTAAAAGTGTCCAACAAGGAACGTCTCGTAATTTTAGTTATTATAATGACTATATCTGCGACCCTATGGTTATTCTAGTTGAAAATTTAGCAGACGAAGCAGTCTATGAATATAAACTATATGAAGCATGGCCAAAAACAGTTGCTGCAGTTAATATGTCATATGAACAAAAAGACGTTATGAAATTGACTGTTACTATGATGTTTAAACATTGGCAAAGTAGATTAGTTAATGGCGATCCTGGATTTACTCCAGTACCACAAATTAGTAATCCTGTTAACAGTGAAGTTTTACCAGCAAATAATACTGCTTTGACAACAGTGACAAATTTTGATCCATATACTTACACAGATCCAATGGGTAACATTGCTTACAACTACAATTAATGGAATAAATTATGAAAATTGATGATTCGTTATCTGAAGTCTTTGACACTCAACCTCTTATCACTAAGACAACTGAAAGTGAAATAATTGATGCTTCAACTGGTGAACTTGTAATTTCATCAGAACAAAAAATTGAAAGTGACTACGACGTAGCAAGAAATAATCTACGTGAGTTATTAACTACAGGACAGTCTGCTTTAATGCAAGCACTTGAAGTGGCAAAACAATCTGAGCATCCACGAGCATTTGAAGTTGTGGGTAATCTTATGAAACAACTTGCTGATGTGAATCAACAATTGATGGATTTGCACCAACAAAAACAAAAACTTGATGCACCGAAAGATGGTGAGAAGAAAGTTACTAATAATGCTATTTTCGTTGGAAGTACACATGAACTTGCGAAAATGATTAAGAATATGAATAAGGAGAATTAAACTATGGCTTTACCATTACAGTCAGCACCGATCTACAATTTGACAATTCCTTCTTCTGGAAAGAAAGTTAAATTTAGACCATTTTTAGTTAGAGAAGAAAAAGCACTTTTACTGGCGCAACAAAGTGAAGACATGGATGTTATGACTTCAACTTTAAAAAACATTATTTCTAATTGCGTAACTGATAAAATTGATGTTGATAACTTAGCAATTTTTGATATCGAATATATGTTTACTCAGATTCGTGCTAAGTCCATCGGTGAATTTTCTACTTTAATTTTTACTTGTGTGCATTGTGACCAAGAAAATAATAAAGTTAAACTTGATATTGATTTGACTAAGATTCCTATCGTTAAGAATCCTAATCATACAAATAAAATTGCATTGTTTGATAATGTAGGTGTTCTAATGAATTATCCTACAATTGATACAGTTAAAAAATCTTTCGGTAAAGAAGAAGATATTGATGCTGTTATGGAAACTGTTATTGATTGTGTTGAAGCAATCTATACAGATGAAGAAGTATTCTATGCTAAAGATCAGACAAGAGCAGAATTAGAAGATTTTATCCTTAATTTAACAAAAGAACAATTCGACAAAATTGAACAGTTTTTTGTGACCACTCCGCAGTTTAAACAAGACATCGATTTTGATTGTCCTGCATGTGGTGCTCATAATCATACTGTTTTGGAGGGAACCAACAATTTTTTTTGATAAATCTCAGCCACGAGACTTTACCGAATCTGTATAAGTCAAATTTCGCTTTAATGCAATACCACAAATATTCGTTGACTGAGATTGAAGATATGATTCCCTTTGAACGTGAGATTTATATTGCTATGTTGGTCCAACACTTAGAAGAAGAAAAACAAAGAATAGAGAGACAACAGTAACATGAAAGAAGTTCTAGAACAGCAAACCAAACATCTTGAAAACTTGGACACTTCTGCCAAGAAGGATACTCTCATTCAGCTTCTTCAGTTACGTGAAGAAATGAAAATTGACAAAGAAGATGGCGAGCATCTAGAAAAAGTCAAAGAAACTAATAAAATATTAAATCGTGCTGTTAATATCGATATTAACATGGCGAAAGATGTTAAAGAAGTTACTAAAGTACTCACTTCTGAATCTTCAAAACAACAATTAGAAGTTTTAGATAAACTACAAAAATCTCTTGATGATTTAAATGGGTTTCTTAAAAAGAGAACTGTTTTAGACAAAGATGATAAAGTTGCATCTGCCAATAAACCAATGGCAGGAATTGATCCTAATAAAAAGCCAATAGAAGCAACAGGTACAAATCGTAGAGAGCAAAACCTAGATGCTAGACTAAACAGACGTGAGACTTGGAGACAAAATCAAACTTCTGGTTTACGTAATTTCTTAATTGGTGCTAATAGCAAAGGACAAGGTGGATTCCTTGACAATATTCTAACAAAACGTGAAAATGCCATGGCAGACAAACGTCTCGCTAAAATGGAAAAACGTGAGTTTATCGCTGGCGCAAAAGAAAACGATACAGGTACTATCGGTGTTAAAAATCTAGCTGGTGGTGTTAATACAAAAGGTACATTTACTAATCCTAATTGGTTACGTAGAATAAAAGGTAATCTAGCTGCAGAAAAATATGCTGGCGCAAAGTTTGATGCATTGAAAGAAAAAGAAGATGTATTAGTTGCACAAAATGATAAAATTAAATCAGCTGAGAAAGCTGGTTATGCACCTAAAGTTAAAGACGTAGAAGCTGCAAAAGCTGCACGTAAAGATGTATTGGCAACTGATGATATGAGAGAAAACTCTCTTGATAAAGCAGAAGCCAGAGCTGAAAAGGCTAGAGCAAAAGAAAATAAACGTACTGAAAAAGTTGAGGCTAAACAAGAAGTTGTTAAACCAGCAACTAACTTCTCACAATCTTCTGAAGATAAAGAAGAAGGTAAAGCAGAACGTCTAAAATTTGAATCTGATACTATCGTCACTGAAGGTAAACAAGCACAAGAATTAGAGGCTATGGGTAAAACATTACTCGAGTCTCTTGCTGTGCATAAAGACATGCTTCAAGCACTTAAAGAAGGTGGTGCTGGAGGAGGTGGTGGAGGTAGTTCTTTACTCGGTGATGCAGCGGATGCAGCTAGCAACTTTATGGGTAAAGGTAAAGGAATGCTTGGTAAAGCAGGTAAATTCCTCGGTAAACATGCAGGTAAAATTGGCGCAGTTGCTGGTATTGCAGCTGGTGCATATGAAGCATATGAAGGTTGGGGTAATGCCAACGAAAAAGAAGAAGCAGCAAATAAAGATATTGATGCTAAAGTTGCTTCTGGTGAAATTTCAAAAGATCAAGCCATGCAAATGCGTGGTGAAGCCAGTGATACATCTAATGTTGAAAAGGGTGAAGCAGTTGGTGGCGGAGCAGGTGGTGCAGCTGGAGCGT